AAAACGGCTCAAATGTTCTGAAACTAAATTGTTTTGGATAAAGGGAAAATAGCATCTAAAATATTCCACACAGCAATTATTACAGTAACCTCAATTGCCGTAAGTAGGCTCTGCGGGCAAATTAAGTATACTGGGATTTCTACAATTGACACCATTGCTAAAAACAATACTATTTTCTTTACAAACTGTATAAACTTTTGGCTGAAATGAAACTTTTTCTTGAGATTATTCATTGCTCATTCTCCCTCTTTTTTAAAATAATTTCTGATCTTTTTGACCGAATAGGGAATTATGCTGCCTTTCATTTTTCGTGCGCAGTCAGAGAAACAAACCCATTGATATTCATCATAACTTTCGCAATTTCCGAGTTCGTCTTTGAAAGACACGACGTGAGTATGTTTCTGATGAATCTCTTTTTCGCATATGTCGCAAAATATTTTTGGTCATAAGGCCACCCTCGCTATTGCGAAAACAAACATTAATCCAAAACTGGCCACTGAGAGGGAAAAGCTGAGTGCTCCAACCATTTCTGACGAGTCAGTCCCTTCTTTCATCCCCCAATACCCGATAAGCCCAAACAGAAAAGTTAATCCTAAAAATAACCACATCATTCGCTTTTCCCTCTCTGTTTTTCCTCGTCCAACTCCATAACAAGCATGATGGAGTAATTCGCTAAATCTAAGGCCGTGTCGCGGATACTTTCATCCTTTACGTTGTTCTGTGCGCCGGTACATAAGGCGGTCAGACG